GGGGTGATTTCCCTGTTTTGGATACCAAGGTCTATTTTGAACTTGTAAGGTTCTCCCCCATACTCAAACCACTCTTTTATATCTCCCGAAAGTCCTAACGCTTCTAAAACTTTCTTAATTGCGTATGGAGTTCCCTTATACCTATGGAGTTCTATTGCGGACTTTATAAGCCTTCTTTTGTCTTCTATCGTCTTAGCAAGTTCCCATCCCTCTATGTGGAATTGCCAACCTAATAAGTCCAAAAGTTGTTCGTCTTCTATTTCGTCTATGCGGGGGTAAATAACTACATTGATAAGCTCCTCCCATACCTTTTGGAGTTGGATATCCAAACTTTCCGCTATTTCTTTAAACGGTTCCGTATTTAAACTCGGTGGGAGGAGCTTTTTAATCATCCACTAAACCTCCGTAAGTGATTTGAAACTCGGAAGCTTTTGCCACTTGGGATTGGGAGATTTCGGTGTAGGTAGGCTCTTCTACCGCTACCCTGTAAGCTCCCGCTTCCTTTACCCTTCGGATTTACCCTTCGGATTAGTTCTTCCGGTAATATGTCCCTACCGATTTTAGAGCCTGTCCAATTAACGAAATCCTCCACCGCCTTTTGGATTTTCTCCTGAATTGAACCTACCAAAGTGGAGTCTTTTCTATGTATCCAATAGGTGAGTTTTACGTTGTAGGTAACCACTTCGGGGGGTTCCACTATTACCAAATCCGTCAAGGGTCGGATTTTGTCTCCGTTAAGGTATTCCCTAACGAGATTGAGCATATCCTCCGAGGGGAGTTCTCCGTTTTTAACCAAAAAGTGGACTTTTACTTTGCCGGGTTCGGGGCTATAAACCGAAACACCGCTGATGTCCTGATGGGCTGTTTTTACCCAATATTCGTATGCCAAACGTGGTCCCGCAGTTGAGAACCTTTCAAGTGATAACCGTATTCTTTCCCTAAAACGGTCGTCGGATTCTACATCGGAACCACCTATGGAGGTTGTGATGTTTTCCACTTTAACTATGTAAGGAACGGGGTCAACGAGTTGGTTAATCTGTCCGGGGAGGTACCCATTCCCTACCTCTCCGGGAGTTTCGCATTCCGCAGGGATATCAACATAAGTGGAACCACTTTCTATTTTCCCTTCGGCGGTAGTTCTAAACATTAGGTTTCCGTCGGGTGTAACCCTCGTTCCGGTGGGAATAACTACGTCAAAAGGCAACGGTTCTTCTATGTAAAACCTTAAAGTGGTAATAGCGGGTTTGGCTGGAAGTCTTTGAACCCCGTAAAGTTCGGCTAAGGCATCAAGGTATTCACCTTCCGCATAGCGGAGGAGGTTTTGTTTTGCATAGTAGTTAAAAAGGGCAATAGTTCTAAGTAGTTCTACAACAAAGCTTTCCGTAAATAGCCTCTCCGCCGATGCGGGATAAAGTTTTTTCCTGAGCAAATTTTCTACGGTTTGTATGGTTTCTTTTTCCACCTGTTCGGCGGAGAGGTTTATAAACATCAAAAGAAAAAGGTTTTCGGCTCACAGTCCAAAATCAAGGACTGCCCATTTTTAAAGGAGTTCAACCAACAGTTCCAAAACTTTTCGTGTATCCCCCCTTTTAAGGGCTTGTTTTAGCAGTTTCTTATTTTGGACGAGGATTTTAAGTTGCCCTACCGTAATGTGATTTTCTATAAATTCCAATAGGGCTTCCTCCGGTATTCTGTAAATAAATGGAGGGTTTTTTCTGGCGGGATTGGGAATTGCTACCGCTCTTAAAACTCCTTCCTCAATCCATCTATATACTACACTCTTAGATACTCCGAAAATCCGTTTGATTTCAGCCGGAGTGTATAACTTGCGCATAGGCTAAACCTCTTTTAAAATTTCTACCAATACCTTTACGCCGAGTTGTCCGTCCGCCGAAATCCTTTCCACTTTTACCGCCTTTACTTTCACTCTCGGTTCGTAGGTTTCTATCGCCTTTACTATCTCCGCTTTTAGGAGTTGTATTGTAACGGGGTAAGGTTTGTCAATCAAATCCCAATTTATACCAAACCTGCGGTCCAAGGGAACACTGCCCTTCGGTGTGGAAAGTATTAAACGAACATTTTGGGCTATTTCCTCTATTCCGGTAAGCCCGAGTTTAAGAGGTTGCGGTGTATTGTCTATCCAAAGTTCCATCGGGAACCTCCTTAAAGGTGAGGTTTATTTCCGCCAAAACAAGCCTTCCGAATTTATCGGTTTGCAAATACTTAACCTCCAAATCCGATAAAGCAAAATTTCCGAGGTTCCTATCCCCAACTATTAAGGGATTAACTTCTCTGGTTTGAAGTTTGTCCTCCAATGTCTTTATATAGTCCTCTACCGAGGGTATCCATTCGCTTCTATACACCTTAATGGTTGCGTTTATTGCTTTATTTCTGTATCCCACAAAATGGATACTCCTTTTCTTCCCAAATATGGGTTGCTCCTTTAAATCCATCCCCCACCGCTCGGTAAATTCGGTCGGGGTCTTAACGAGTTCAAAAACCAAATCTCCCCAGCTTCCCCACATTATTAGCCCCCGTCGGCAAATACATTAGGACTGGCGCCGGTCAGTTTCCCAGCTCCGCATCCGTGGGAAGTTTCATCTCCCAAACGGGCAATGGGTTTGCCATTTACGAAAACCGTTGCTGAACCTTGGACTATTTTTCCGGGTTGCGGGTGGGGTGGGTAGGAGAGCCCACAGCAAACGTTATCACCGACTCTGCATACCGGGATTGAATTAACGAAAACGTTAGGGCTTGCGGATGTGGTATGGCAAGCGTGACTTTCGGCATCACCTAAACGAACAACGGCCGGCATCGGGAACCCCCTAAGGATTTAAATCAATTCTCGGAGCTTTCATCACTATGTGGGTATCGGAGACTATTTCTATGTCCCCAACGGAGTGAATGTAGAGTTTGTGATTACTCTTATCGTATTGGATAGTAGTTCCGTCCTCAAAAAGTATCTTTACGATATTTCCATCGCTTTCCGGTGGAGGGTCTTGGGAGTTATAGGAACTGCCGATGATTACACCTAAACCATCTCCAAGTGAGGGGGTTATCACATAAACGAGTTCCCCTATTCGTGGCATCCAATAGGTTTTATCGCTATGGGTGTGGTTGTGTAAAACGGGTATTTCCCAACTTATGGTTTTATCCCTGTCTTCAAATTCCACCCTTGCGGTTGCTTTTTTAGGATTGACCGAAACCACCCTTCCAACTTTTACGAGGTTATTCAGTCTTTCCTCCAAAAGGGAAATCCTTTCTTGAAGCTCCTTTAAAAGTTCCATCATATTGGCACCCTCGTAAGTTCTAAGATTGTTAGGTAGCCTTCCTTCCCTACTTTGTGGATGGCTTTTTTAACGGAGTATTTGCCGTCGTAAATTCCAAAATTTTGCAATTGAACATTTACTCCGGCTACCAATTTAGGATTGCCCTCTAAGGTGATTACCGGAGAGATTTGAGCGTTGTTTTTAACCTTTAACACGGTTTCGCATCTCTTTTTGGCTTCCATAAGGCTATCTATCCGTTCTTTGGACTTATAAATGCTCCCCCAATGTATATTCGGGTCCTTGCAACGGTAGGTTTTTACCCTTTTTTCTTTCGGGTCGTAGTATTCAAAAACGGCTTCCTTATACATTTCCCGCGGGCGGTCCTTAATTCTCCAACGGATTAAATCCGAAGGGGAGAGTGTAAGAATGGGCGGAGCTTCCCATAGTTGCTTCCATTCCAGCCAAACGAGTTTTTCCTTAAAGCGTTTAAAGTTGTAGCCATACTTTCCCGCAAGGTTTTGGAGGAACTGATAATCGGTAATGTTGTTTTGCTCCAAGCGTTTTATAGGTAAGTCTTCTTTTATATCTATATAAGGTTGTAGGCTGTTTTCTTCCGCTATTTGGGTAACTACTTGGGATATAGTCACATTTTCCCAAACCCTTGAACGCCGTATTTTGAAAAAGTCGGTTCCTCCTATGGGGGAGCTCTGTCCGTGCCAAACCACCTTTTGCGGTGGTCCCGAAACTTCTATTTCCGTGATGTAAAATAGTCCACAATTCAGCCTATCGCCGTTTAGATAACCCAAACTAACCTCTACGGATTCTGTGGGTTTTACAAACCATCCGGTGATAAACCTCTTATCTTTGTTGTCAAGGGTTATCCGAATGGTATCCACCAATTGAAGGTTATCCGTGTATTCCACCTCTATAAGGAATGGGGATAGGTCTTTGGAAACATCTTTGGAGTTTATAAAAACTTCTACAAAAGGTGTTTTAACTTGCATTTATTCTCTCCAAGGAGCGGGAGGTGTTGTTTGAATTTCCCCGGAAAGTTCGGGAATTGTTAGGATTTCTCCGCCTTCAAAGATTGCCTTACCCAAAAGGTGGGGGTTGGCTTCCATTAGGATATGACACAGTTTTTCCGTTCCCCAAAGTTTTAGGGCTATAATGTCCCAAGTTTCCCCCGCAAGGGCTGTATAAAGCATCGGAAGGAAAGCTATTTCGGGGGCATTCCAAATTCAAGGACTAAACGAAAACCGGGATTTTAACTTCTATGGAATAAACGAAGAATCCCTCCCCCGCCATAAGGGTTATGCGACCTAATTTAACCCTTCCCCTCGGGGTTTCAAGGTTTTTAAGCCTGTTTATTATCCGTTGCAAGTAATCGTATATATGACCGTTCCCGAGTTGGAAATTTCGGAAAAAGAACAGAACCGAATAGGTAAATTCTCCGGCATAGTAATCACCCTCTATTTCCGCATACTCTTGGGGGTTGGCTTCTGCAAAAATAACCCTAATTGCCGGCATTGTGGCGGGTGGGTTTTCTATATCCTCCTTTTGATATTTTGAAGGGACTATCATTGATGGTTTTAAAAAGAGGTCGTTCTGAAACTCCTCTCGGAGGGCGGTTGTTATAGTTTCTTCTATTTCCGGGAACATCCTCACTCTCCAATGAGTTCTTTAAAAACCTGCTTAGCTATTGCAGGAAGTCTTCTTTCCAACTCCGCTTTGGTAGGAGCCATAAACGGGCGGGCGGGAACTCCCCGCTTCGTCCCAAACTCCATAGCGGCGGGATAAGGGAAACCGTTTTTATTGCTTTTTACGTTAGTCCCTATTACTACTTTGTTTTTGCTTAATTGGTAGGCGAAACTTTTTGCCAAAGAGCTTGTTTTGTGGAGCTTCTTTTCAGAAAATCCTTTCTTAATCTTCCATCGCAAATAAGCAGTGTTTAGAGGTTTCCAATTGACACCCAAGTATCGTCCTTCTGATTTAAAGAGGGAACTCAATATCTCCTTTCCTTCTTCCCCAATATTTTCTAAAAGGGCGGACTCCAACTCGTAAAGGGAGTTTAGAATTGCGATAATTAACTCGTTTGGGTCTCTGAATTCTTTTTTAGCCATACCAACCTCTCCACATGTTCCGATACCTTATTAATGGAAAACCTTTGAGAGTTTTCCGCCAAAAGGTAGTTAAAGG